TAACTTATTATATGGGATAATATAGTTTAAATATTATATTTGACAATAGTTTATTTTAATTTATTTTACAAATATCTTCACACCTTTCAATGCCTGCTCGTTCCTATTCTTGGGGCGAGCAGCTATTTAGCTAATTTATATATCTCATCTAGGTGCACAAACTGTATTTTGCCATTGACCAATTGTTTGTATTGATGCCCGCAGGACAGGCATTTAAATACTCTCGCGTCTTTTTTCTCAGACAGGCGTATGAAAGGCACATAGTTGTTGCAACCATCACAGACTCCTAGTGTAATCTCAGCTAAATCATCTCTACTTGATGTCACCCCAACTGTCCCCCTTCTCAAAATCTACCTTGTTCGGGACCTGTAGCTCAACCGCTTGCTCCATAACATCAATAATTTTTTGTGCCTCTTCAATGCTTGGTACTGAGATATCAAGTTCATCATGTATTTGAACATGTGGTATTATTCCTTCCTGGTACAGCGCCAACATAGATTGTTTTGTCATGTCAGCAGCTGATCCTTGTATTAGTTTGTTAAGTGCTTTGTATGTGAAAGCACGTTTAATCCCCGGTCCATGCTCCCTGAGTGCGTCTGCGTGTGGTAGTGGTTTCTTGATACCAAAACCATGCGGCTCCCAAAGATCAAAGTGACAGAGTCTACCCCCGATCGTTCTAATCTTACCAGAGTCATCGGCGCGTCGCGCCACTGCTTCTGATAACATTTTTACAAAAGGCGCTCTCTGATGATACGTCTTCAACAGTTTCTCAGCTGCGTCTTTCATAAGCCCCAGTTCTGCCATGAGTTTATTCTTACCCATGCCATACATAATACCTAAATTAATTGTCTTTGCCTGTTTACGATCTATGCCGGCCATGTCAGCAATCATCTGGTGAAAGTCTGCGCTGCCATCATTGTATGCATCAACAATCGCACCTGTGCCCTCCAACTTCATCAGCGATGCAAAGTGAACTAGAATTCTAGGTTCTTGCTGACTGTAGTCAAAGCAACCCCACATACATTTTTCTTCTGGTATAAATAAACTTCTAATCAGCGGTCCAAGATGCTTGTGTCGTGCTGGTATTTGCTGGAGGTTTGGATTGTTGTAACTGAAACGTCCTGTCACTGTACCACCTTGATCTGATCGTATCTGGTTTATCTCTGCGTGTATGCGGCCGTTGTGTTCGTGTTTGAGTATTGTATCAATGAATGTTGTGTTTGCTTTGTTAATCTCTCTTGCTTCGTTAATTAGTTTGGGTAGCTCTGCTGGGTGTGTTGCAAGAAAGTTTTTTGTAAAGCTTGGTGCACCCTTCTCTGTTCTGTCGTATGGAATCTTTTGACCATCAAATGCTTTTGCAATAGATGCAGCAGCCCAGATCTCTACATCAAAACCCGCTATCTTATTTATGTCTTGTAATAATTTTTTCTCTGTTTCTTGTAGCTGTGCCTTGACAGACATAGCTTTTTGTACGTCTACGCGCACACCTTTAAATTTCATATCGACCAGGCATGGAAACAGTTGTGTTTCTAAATTAAATACATCCCACAGATCTTGTTTTGATATTTCATGCTGCAATGCGTGCCAGAGCTTCAGTGTCATCTCTGCATCTTTCTCTGCATACTCACCAACAAATGGTGCAGGTAGTCTCCACATCTCTGCTTTTGGATTGACACCAAAATCTTTTGCGGCATCTTGTAAAAGTTTTTCATTCTTACGCATGCCAATATAATCTTTACCAACAGAGTCTAATGTAAAACTCCACCTGTTCTCATCAATCAAACTAGCAGCAATCATTGTATCGATAATGCCACCGTTTATGTAAAAACCCATCGACCGTATCCAGGATACATCGTACATGGCGTTGTGAAATATTTTTGTAGACGTAGTTTGTAATAATTCTTCAAACCAATCCAGGACCAATCCACGGTCCATGTTTCCCCCACCTTCGTGCGCGATAGGAAAATAGCCGGACCAGCCTTCGACCGCGACTGCTATGCCGACTATCTCCCCGTCTCTCCTTACCGAACCTGATCCCATTGTGAGCAGGTTTGGATCTCGTGTTTCCAAGTCAATGGCTATCTCCAAGTGACTGGATAAATCTGGTAATCTGTCTGGTGGTACCCACTCTGTTTCTGGTGTGAAGAGTGGTTGCTGTAGTGTCCTCAACTGTAGTCCCTTTCGATTATCATATCGATAAAATGTTTCGCTTTCTCGAGGCTCTCTTTGCCTCCCTTATCTTGATGTCTAACTATATACTTTATAGCAGATCCTTCAGCGAATAACAATTTGTTTTTATTGATGAATTCGCTAGGTTGTATCTCGTATTTTTTGTAATGGTCGCCGCCGACCTGGTTGTCGTATGGATTAGACATAGGTGCATTCTCCTGTTTCTACATTTACATTTAAAATATTTACACCAAGACTTTTTTGTATTGGTGTGAGTGATCTGTTTATTTTGTAACCGTCTCTTTTTCTAACACACACCGATTTAACATCTATCAATATGACTTCGTGTTCTCGTATTGCAACAAGATCAACAGCTCCTTGTTGTGACATGTTCCTACAAACAAGATAGCCTTGGTCCCACAGCCACATTGCAGCGATGTACTCTGCTTTGTCGCCTTTTATATGTTCATGAAATCTCATATTGCATATGCCCGATCATAATTTTTAGGCTCGAGTATATGCAAAGATTTTTTTGCCCGTGTAACTGCTACGTAAAATAGACGGTGTAATTCATCTGGATTAATATCGTCGTGGTCAGCAGCAGACTTAGTAATATCAGGTAAAAGTAATACATTATCAGCTTCACCTCCCTTCGCTCCATGTATTGTTGATAATGTTATTCTTGGTGTCTGTGTAATTTTTTCTTTGTTGGCTAACATGTTTCGTATGTAGTTTTCTGTTTCTGTATCCAATCCATCAAACGCTTTGTACCAAACACTTTCGGTTTGTAATCCATGATCCGCGCGACACTCTTCGATGCAATACCCTTCTTCGTTCTCGTCCATTGTTTTACCGGTTTGATAACCCTTGGTCACATTGTCACCAAGATACGAATAAATCTTTTTTATAGATGGCACAGGTAAATATTGCTCACCGTGTCTCCACTTCTCCCAGGATTGTATCGCAAGAAGCAAATCCAGTTTGATAGAGTTTTTGTGTTTGTGTGAATAATACCAACCTTGCAGTTCACAAAACTCTTTTATCTTGTCTAAGAAATGATTGGCCGTTGTTAGCACAAGCCACTCACCTTGTGACATGTCAACTTGTGTAACGTCTGAGTATCGTGTGAGGTCACCTTGTTCTTGTCTTGGCATATATTCTTTGTCGTATCTGTTTGATACGTTTCTTATTATATCTTGTGAGAGTTCGTGTATCGGTCCACCAGGTATTCGATACGATTGACTTAACGTATCGACGTAATCTACTTCTTCTTTAAGTGCAATAAAAGTATCAACATCAGCACCAGCCCATTTAAAAATAGCCTGGTCATCATCACCGGCAATATATGTCTTGTTTGCTTTGCTCCATAACGTTCTAACCATTCTCCATTGTAGTGGAGAGAGATCTTGCGCCTCATCGATAAATAGAACATCGAAAGACGGTGATATGTCTTGTTCAATAAATTTCTTAACCATGTCATTGTAGTCGATCAAGCCTTTCTCTTTTTTGTATCTACTAAGTTCTTGATCTAAAAGATATAATAGATCTCGCTCGATGTCTAGACTGTGCTCGTTTCTATCATACAAATCAAGAACAGGTATCTCCATCACAGTCGCTCTATTTATCAAACGCAGATACTCGTTGTCAGAATTAAATGTGCCGTTGCCATCTTCGTACCAAGCTGTTTTGATGGGTATGCCACACTTTAAACCAAAGTCCCTGTAGTCTGCATGACCCATGACACTTTCTTTTTTTGCACCCAACATTCTAAAAGCCAATGAGTGCAGTGTCCTAAAGTATGGTATTTCTTTTTGGTCAATCATAAACTTTTCCTCTGCTCTGTGTGTCGCCTCCCACGCAGCTTTCTTTGTAAAAGAAAAGTATCCTATCTTTTTTATATCCGCACCTGCACGCAAAAACTCATCCACTAAATCAAGTAGTGTCGTTGTTTTGCCTGTGCCTGGTGGTCCTAGTATTATCGTTTTCATTTAGTAACACCTAATTCTTTGAATAAATCATCAAAAACACATTCTTTCTTAGTCACCTTTCCAGAAAACAAATACGAACGATTTGTTTTCAAAGCCTCAACTAAATCATTACCACAAATAACATCTCTAAAAATTGGCTGGCTGCCTTGTAAAGCTTTATATTTAAAACCAGAAGATGTTTTAAGTGGAAGAAGATCGCAAAGATCTTCAAGAATGCAGTTAACAACAGAAGTTTTTATCCCTAACTGTCTCCCAATTTCTGCTGAGGTCATGTTATGATCAATTGTCTTATGTAACACCGTATTAATTTTTTCCAAGGTTATGTCTTCTTTTTTTACAAAACCCTTTTCAACAAGTTTAATAAAATTTTTATTTTTAAACCATTTTTCAACTCTCTCTTCGTCAATTGTAGGTCTTCCTGTTCTTATAAGTCTTACGACAAAATCACGATGATCTTTAGCTTGTTTATGGTGGTCTATAATAAATTGCCTTAATTCTTCTTCCTTAAAAACACTCATTAAATCTTTTCTAATAGACTCTCTTTTTGCAGAGTGTTGAGTGTGACCAACATTTAATAAAGGTCTAAATCTATTAATAAATACTCCTTCATCATAAACTCTTTTATGTGTGTCGTGATAACGCTTTCTTTTTAAAACAAAAACACGCAAATTATTTTTTAATAATTTTTTAACTCTTTCAACACGTTCACTATGATCTTTATTTCCGGTTTTTGTCCCTGGAGTGCCCCAAGTATCATTTATTTTTATCTGACCATCATCTTCAAACGTAAGTTTTTTTATTAATTTATCGATCAACTCATTATTGCTTGAGTCAAGATTGTTATAAGATTTTTGTCTGTAACTCCACCGAGTGGTTTCACCTATATATAAAAGATTGTAACTATTTTCTTCTGATGTAAAAACTCTTTCATATTCAGCTATAAAATATATCACAGGGTTCTCTTTTTTTACTTCCAATAACCTTGTGTGTTTTTCTAAAAATTTTTTAAGTGGCTTTTGTTCTTCCTCTCTAATAATAAGATTCTCTTCATTCTTCTTTTTAATATCATTTATCATTTTATTTCTAAAATCAACGTCATTAAAATCTTCTAAAGTGTTTTCAAGAATCTTTATTTTATTTTCGATGTCTTTATGTTTGTCTATTATGTTTCTCATTAAAACGGTGTCTCCTGATATTTAACTTGCGCTGTCGATGGTTCTGTTTTCTTCATCGCTTTTATTTTAACAAGACGTGGTGTTTGATTCTTCAAAGTCATTCTTGTCTCATCCAGAAAAAAGTCTAATTGTTTTATTAAATTACCTGTCTTTGTTTTATCCATCTCCCAGTTGTTGCGTTTGCAAAAAGAATAAAAGTCGTCCATTCTAAAATATGTATTGCCGTCATCAGTCCACGGTTTTTTGTTTAACATTTCCTCTTTTGTTCTTGCTTGTGGTCTGTTAACTGTAAAGTCATACAATAAATTTATTATTTGATTTGTTGGATCAAGAGACTCGAGCGGCTCTATCTCTTGCAGTTTCTGCATTAATGACTTTAAATAAATCTCTCTCCAGTCTTTTGCTTTCGGTATAGGTGATACTACGTTTGCTTGATCCAGAACTGCTATTGCAAACAAATTAGGATTGTGCAATTGTTCTGTTTTCAATTCTATTCTTTTACCTGACACATTTAAGAACCACTGTGGTGGATTTGATTTTATCTTTGTCAGTGTATCCAACTCTGGCATTTGCTCTTCTTCAAAACCAACACCATATTTTTTTGTTCTACATTTTGCAGCGTTACATACACCGCATATTGGTTGCTCTTTGCATCTGTATTTATCATAACCTTTTCTAGTCACAGATTTTATTACGAGCTGCACCTCTTGATAACTCAGTGGTGGGTCCATATACTTTTGATTGTATTGTCCAACTTGATTCTCCCAATCATCAGCGTGCGCTTTCTTACAATACACAGCGATGTTGAAAAGTGCGTTGTTTCTAGAGCCCTCACCAAAACCTTGCTCGGCTAAAGTATTTAAACAAGGAGGACCCTGCTTAAAAGACTCTTTGACTTCTGTTTTTTCTCTTACAGTTATTTGTTCTATCTCTTCTCTTGTCTGTACCCACTCGTCGTATATAGAATAGAATGATTCTAAAGTAGCAGCTTCACCACCAGCTTTCATCGCGTATCTTAATCCACGCACACCACCATGATATGGTAAGTTTAAAAAATTACCTGTGTCTCCACGTTCAACCAATATTTCAGTTTGTTTTGGAAAAATTTCACTACCTGCATAACCCAATGCATCTGCCATTGCTTTGAGTTTAGACTGCATCAGTGATGCAGGAATAAACTCTTTGGCAAATAAAAATAAATGCGCGCCACCAGACTTAGATCTAAATGTGACTAATGGAAAGCCGAGTCCTTTTATGTTTCTCATCAACACCATATGGTCCACGTTGTAGACATCAACATCAATACAACCCCATTTACACTCGTTGTTTTCGTTTATTGGTATCACACCA